ATCGTCTTTATGAATTATATCCAAAAGGACATTTGCAAGAGGGTCGTAGGCGGTTCAAGCGGTGTTGTTTAAGTGTGCGCAAGGGATGGAGCAAAACAGAATTGGGGGCATGGATAGCCATTTGTGAATTACACAAAGATGCACCCGTTCGCTTTGGGGGATGGGATGATGAAGGTAATCCAATTGGTATTGGAGTAACCGATCCATATATTCCACTTTTGGCAACGACATTGGAGCAATCTGATGAGCTTGCGTACAATGCTGTTAAAACTATTTTGGAGCATTCCTATTTAGCTGATGATTTTGATATTGGTCTTGAAAGAATTATGAGGCTTGGGGGAGACGGAAAGATTGCTGCGCTTTCGGCAGCACCTTCCGCTCGTGATGGGGCACGGACGACATTTTCTTTCATTGATGAATCTCATCATTGGAATAGTCCGCGCTTGCGTAAAGCGCACAAAATACTTATGGCGAATTTGCCAAAACGAAAGGCCGCTGATGCTTGGATGTTGGAATGTACCACGGCTTTTTCTCCTGGTGAAAATTCTATTGCTGAACAAGCAATGGATTATGCCAGATTAGTTCATGATGGCACTTTGAAAGATAGTCGGCTTTTCTTTTTCCACAGGCAAGCCTCAGATAGTCATGATTTAACAACTAAAGATGGAATCCGGTCTGCTGTTATGGAAGCCAGTGGGCCGGTTGCTTCTTGGTCTGACATAGAGAGTATCATTGCGCAGTGGGATGATGCGGGAGCCGATAAAACTTTTTTAGAGCGCGTGTGGCTTAATCGCCTCGTTCGTGCCTCAGAACGTGCATTTGACATAGAACAATTCAAGGTCCTGGCAGACGAAGATTATCGCCCGGCGCCTGGGGCAATGATTACGCTTGGCTTTGACGGGGCACGTTGGCATGATGCAACGGCAATTGTGGCAACTGAGATTGTGACCGGTTTTCAGTGGCTTGCCGGATTATGGGAGAGACCGGCAGAATTGGACCTTGAATATTGGGAAGTTGACGCGGCTGATGTTGATGGTGTCATGGCGGAGCTAATGGATACATACAAGGTCTGGCGAGCTTACTGCGATCCGCCGTACTGGGAAACGACAGTAGCAGATTGGGCCGGGCGGTATGGCAGTGAACGAGTTTTGGAATGGTGGACAAATCGGCCGAAACAAATGGCCTATGCAATCAAACAATTTAATACGGCCGTTACCTCTGGCGATTTGTTACATGATGGCAATCCTCATTATATCCGGCACGTCGGTAATGCGGTTCGTAAAGTGTTGCGGATTCGAGATGAAGAAGGGCAGCCGCTATGGACAATTTACAAAGAGCGGCCAGATAGCCCGCATAAAATTGATGCGGCGATGGCTGGTGTTCTGAGTTGGGAAGCGCGAAACGACGCATTAACGGCCGGCGTTGGCAAGGTGCAACAGTCAGTATATGAGAGCCGGGGCATTGTTGTCGCATAGTCGTATATTGCAGTTAAGATGTTTTTGATTTAATATGTAAGGCAAAATGGAACTTACCTTGTGGCAAAAGCTATTTAATCCATATCCGCAACTGAGGCGGGCGATTGTGAACTTGAAAACGGGCACGGTATTTCGGGCTATTGTTTACCGAAGAACCGGGCCGTTTTTGGTTTTGCGGCAAGTCGAGATGCTATCAGATCGTGACAGTAAAATGGAGCCGCGCGTAACCAATGGCGAGGTACTGATACAAATGACTGATATTGATTTTATACAGGTAATCTAATGGCAGTCATTGATACCGTTAATGGTTTGCAAATCACGCGGCAAAATTGGACACCGGGAATTATGCGCAGCAGCTTGCGCTTTTATGATGCGCACAATTACGCCTATGCGGAGCTTTACCGACTTCAGCCAAATGTGCGGACGTGCGTTGACTTCCTGGCCCGAAACATTGCGCAGCTCGGCCTTCATTTTTTTCGGCGTGTGAGTGAAACGGATCGGGAGCGTTTGCGGAATTATCCCCCCGCCAACTTAATCAATCAGCCTCTTCCGGCACAATACAAAATGACGCGGTATCGTTTGATAGAATCACTTATGGGTGACCTGGGTATTTACTTCAATGCCTACTGGCTGAAGATCCGGCGTGATGGTGAACTGTCGGCATTGCTGCGAATTCCACCTACGATGGTAGAAGTCGAAGGTGGGTTGCTGATGACAAACTACAAAATCACAGTAGGCGGGGCACAACGCGACTTTGCACCAGATGATGTGATCCATTTCCGCGGCTACAATCCAGAGAATCCGATAGCGGGCATGTCACCACTGGAAACCCTGCGGCGCATTCTAGCAGAGGAACATAGCGCGGGCACGTACCGGGAAAACTTTTGGCAAAACGCGGCGCGGCAAAGTGGCGTTATCAAACGCCCGTTGGCTGCACCATCTTGGAGTGACACGGCGCGGGAGCGGTTCATAGCGGAGTTTGAAGAACTTTACAGCGGGGAAGAAAACAGCGGCAAAACGGCCGTGCTTGAGGAAGGCATGGAGTGGGTTCCAAATACCTTTAATGCAAAAGATAGTGAATACCTTGCCGGGCGCAAACTAACGCGGGAGGAATGCGCACGAGCCTATCATATCCCTTTGCCAATGGTCGGCATTCTCGATAACGCGACTTTTTCAAACATAACAGAACAACATAAAAACCTATATCAAGATTCATTAGGTCCTTGGTTGGCAATGATCGAACAGGATATTGATTTGCAGTTGCTTCCGGAATGGACGGATTCAAATGGCGTATATTGCGAGTTCAACATAGCGCAAAAACTACAAGGCGATTTTGAGCAGCAAGTCAAAAGTTTACAATCGGCAGTTGGACGGCCGTACATGACGGCCAATGAAGCACGGGCCAAACTCAATTTACCGTCAATGGCTGGCGATGCCGATCAACTGGTAACGCCACTAAATGTTATCGTTGGCGGGCAAGCATCGCCACGTGACAGCGCTCCAAAAACTAAGCAGCAAATACAAGGTCAAAACTCAAAAGCCACTTCTTTCTCTTCTTACAATCCTGACTTGCGACGTAACCACGTGCAAAAGTGGACTGAGATTTTCACGGTGCATTATCGACGGCAAGAAAGCGCGATAGTTAGTCGTGTGCCGAAAGGCCGTAAAATGGACATCGGCGGTGTGTGGTATGATGAGGAACGATGGAACCGGGAACTGGCAGAGGATTTGCTGAAGGCGAACCGCTTAACGGCCGTTGCCTGGGCCGAACTGATAGCAGAACAAACGGGCATGGCGGCATCTGAAGATATTATGATGGCCTGGCTGATTGAACATAGCCGGGTGCAATCTGAAAATATCAATTTTGCTATGCGTGTGAAATTGACAGAGGCACTAGCCAAATCGGATGCAGATGAGGAAGTACGCGATCTATTTAGGCAGGCGATTACCGTTTGGTCACAGAATGACGCGGAAACAGCCGTTACCACTGCTAGTCAATTTGGTGCAAATGAGGCGGCCAATGCTGGTGGATTGCGATATAAAACATGGCAGACAAATAGCGGTAATCCACGTGCCAGTCATGCTGCGCAAAATGGAATGACGATCCCGATTGGTGACACATTCCCGAATGGGCAGAAATGGCCGGGCGCACCGGCTGCGCCTGCCGAGGTTGCCAATTGTCAATGCAGTGTGTCATTTTCGAGAGGTGAATGATGAAAACTAAAAAGTTTCAAGCTCCAATTGAATTAAAGGCAGACCATGGAAAGGAAGGAACCTTTCGCGCTATCTTTTCTAGATTCAATATTATTGATCACGATCAAGACGTGGTAATACCGGGCGCAATAGATGATGGTACTAAAGTGCGCATTAGCTATTGGGGTCATCGTTGGCAGGATTTACCTGTGGGGCGTGGGGTTGTACGTACTGATGATGAAAAAGCTTGGGTAGATGGTGAACTGTTTCTTTCAACTGAGGGTGGACGTGAAACATATGAGACATTGAAGGGTCTTAATGATTTGGCTGAATTCTCATATGGTTTTGATGTGCTTGAGGCAGAGCGAGGAACGTTTAGAAATGAGGATGTGCAGTTTCTCAAAAAGTTAAAGTTATTTGAGGTAAGTCCTGTCATGCTTGGGGCAACACCTGATACTGCTTTATTAGCAATAAAAAGCATGAAAAATGATGATGTTGGCGACGGTGATGAAGGCGAGATCGAAAATGATAAGCCGAGCGAACCGGATGCTAATCTGATGACTGAAATAACAATAGTAGAAATCGGAGTGATAGCACTCGGAGGATTATCAAATGAAAAAGAGTGAAAAACT